ACTCCGATGAAAAACATCGGATTTGTTATTCCTCTACCTGACATATTTTTTCCTATTCATATTATATTAATAGCCCACCGGAAATACATTATAGTAATCTTTGTGGGCTTTTGAACCAGGTTTTAAATCTTCTGGTTTAACCACCTTTGTGCGCTTACCATCATCTTCTCCAGCATCAGACCAGTCATATTTAAACATACTCATTATTGTTTTAAGCTCACCATTTTCAATATCATTATCTATTGATGTAACTAAAAATCTACCACTTATTTGTGGATTATCTTCTTTATCCGAAGAAATATTTTTTGATAAAGTATTAATTCTAATAATATCGCCAACTTTAACATCAAGTCTTCCATCAGTAATACCAACTGTTGATGTAGCTAATGCGTGCATTCTATAAAATGTTCTTTGTGCAACTAAATTTCTAAAGTTAGTTTCAGATTTAAATGCCTTTGAAGATGTATCATCTTTATAATCTCTAATAATCATAAACTGTTTAGCATTTTCATCAGTAAATGTTTTATTAATAAAATCTTCTGTATGTATATCATTCTTTATAGTAGCTTTATTACCAGTAGAATCTCTAAACTTTGTTAGAAAATCTTTTTGATAATCATAAGAATGTGAGTAATCAGTTATATTTTGTTTTAAAATATCAACTTCAATTATTTTTACTTTATATGCACCGCCTTGTATCTGGCTACCTGTATCAACTCTTAATGGATTACCAAATTGTGATAATGATGTCATTTGTTCAATAGCATCTTCAGCGTCTAATGAAATAAATGCGCCGTATTGAAATTGTAGTCCACCATTTAATTTTCCATATTCGTAAAGCCATTCATCACTTACAAAATAAAACCCTCTAGTATTTTCAAACCATCTAAAAGAAGAACCTGCATTAGGTTCCATTCCCCAAGTTCTACGACCTACAAATTGAATTGCTTGAGCAGGTGATAAATCTGGTATAGTTAACTGCATTGGATGTTCAGTCTTTTCTATATAAAGATAACGACCTATATCATTCCTTAATTTAAATGCCATTGTACCTGGTGGCAATTCTTCTTTATTATTAGCTCCTGTATAGTTACCCATGTCAATATTACCGTGATAATATTTTTTAAATAACTCTTTAACTATTGTACTTGATGTTTTACCATTAAAACTCGTAATAAAATTTCGTCGACTTGCTTCATAACTTATTTTACTTACCCAGTGCAAAGTATATGATAAACCTGTTTGGTCTTTTCTAATATCAAGGTCGTCAATTTTGTATATAAAACAAGCAAGCTCTAATTCTGTTTGTAAATCAAAAGCTTTTATTGTTAAATGTATTTCTTCTTCGCCTCTTAACGGAAGATTTTCTAATATACCAATAGCATCATAAACATCACATTTACCGTGAAGTGCAGATTTATTGACTGCACTATGCATACTAAAAGATGCAATCATGTCAGCAATATCTATATTAGATTTGTCACCAACTTTTTTGCCAAACGGCACTATTTCCGCAGATGTTATTTCACATCTAGAAGGATTAAATGCACCCTTTTGGTCTGCCATAATTATTCACTCACTGCGTTTTTAAACTGTTTTGTTAACTGGCTTAAAAAGCTACTATCAAATAAGTATATTTCTTTTTTGTTATCGTTTAACGCTTGCTCGTATTCGTATATACGATAAGGTTCCCATTCATCGGGAATAATTCTTTTAATAATAATCTTTGCGCCTTGCTCAGTTCTCAAAATTACTCTATCTTCTCTACGAAGGTAGATAGTACGGAATGATTCGGGTGCTAATAAAATTTCGTCTACTGCTGCCATTTGTTATACCTTCTTCACATAGAAGATGATGTTGTCATCGTTATTTGGGTCACGAGTCCAATCAATAACGTCTTCTCCAATTTCTCCAGATTCTGCCTGGTATTTTTCTACTAAATAATCGTTAAATGTTTGAGGGTCCATTGGCCATTCGTGATATGGGTCAATAATATTGTTTGCCATATAAACTAACCAAACATAGTCAACTGAGCCATAATAGAAGTTCGCTATGTCTTCTGCACGTTCACCTTCGGTAACTGTATAGGGATAATATAGGTATGGGTTATTTGATACAGCACGGACGAAATTAGAGCGTCTAGATATATCTCTTATTCTACGCCCTTCGTATTCTATTACTGGAAAGTTTTCAAAGTATTTCATTATTGGCTAACAACTCCATCATTATTGACTACGCCACCGCCAACATCAGCTGGTCTCTGTGCTCCGGCTCCAGGCTGTGGTCCGCTGCTTTCTGCAGCACCAGAATCAACTTTATTTGCTGGAGGGGTATCAGTTGGGTCAGCGCCGTAATCGTGTGCAGTTTGGATTTGAATTTCTGAGAATGTTACAGTTAAAGTAATAGCAGCAGGAACACCACCTTTTATAATTTCGGGCATACCACCTGCACCATAATCAACAGTGACACTTTGTATCATACATCTTTTAAATCTCATAAAGTGGTCTTCTTTGACACCAAGTAAATTTAATTCTACGATGTCTGGATAATTTAAAAATGCTCTTGCAGTAGCTGTTCCAGCAGCAGATTGTGTTGTTGGTAATGCTTTCATTTTTAATCTATTAATTATTTTATTAATAGCTTGAGTATCAGATGGATTACTTGGGTATAAATCCCAGCTGAATGTAAAATTACGTAAATCAACACCAGAGAATGAAAGTGTTTCCTGTGGGTTAACTGTTTTTTGACTTACAACACCAACCGATTTTGCAATTTCTCCAGGAATAAAGTTACGAGCTAAGTATCCAGCCATTGCCATAGCTTGATTCGTATCAAAATTACCCATTTTTTGAGCAGCGCCTTTTATAGCTCCAAAGAGTGTTTGAACAACACCATCGTTTCCAGCATTCTGACCTGCAGATTTAAATGCATTAAAAGTACTATCTAGTAAATTTTCTGTAGCACCTGCAACGCCTGAAAAGAAATTACTTAAACCACCTTCACCATCGTTAAAAGATGCGATACCACTTGCTAAACGTTCGTATAAAAAGTCACGTTCAAATTGCTGTACTCTAATATTTGTGGAATCTTGGAGTGTTCTAGGGAATGGAAGTTCTATTGCATCAGATGATGAGATAACTGGTTTATTGCTTCCAGCTTCATTCGTTAAATTGTATCCAGCTATTGATGGAACAAAACCTAAATTTTTGTTTTCTTCTATTTTTGTTTTGCCAGCTTTGTCCGTAGTTTTTGTAATAGCACTAACATAATCTTTATAGTTATAACTCTTAAATTGAAGCAACAATCCATGAGGCATAGGCTTAGTTGGAAAACTTAAGTAGCTACCCATTGTCTTTCCGTTACGTCTACCGTCGTTATCTCTTTGACTTCTTAGTTTAAGTAACTCTGGTCTAGAAGTTCCTGCCATTTTTTTCTCTTTTTAATAAATAGTAATTGGATATTTTAGATTATTTATACGGAGTTGCGAAAATACATTATGGCTTATAGAGGGAAATTTAAACCAGCAAACCCGCATAAGTACAAAGGAGACCCAACCAAGATTATTTATAGGTCTTGGTGGGAACGAAATGTATTCTCATGGCTTGATAAACATAAAGATGTTATATGGTGGCAATCAGAAGAAGTCATTGTTCCTTATAGGTCACCGATAGATGGAAGAGTACATAGATACTTTCCTGATGTAGTTGTACATAAATATGATGGACTTGGTAAAAAGCATACTATAATGATTGAAATTAAACCTTATGGCCAAACGCTTCCACCAAATCCAGCAAATAAAAATAAGACACCGACTGGTCGAGTGTCAAGAAGATATCTTAACGAGGTTAAGAATTATGGAATTAATAGCGCAAAATGGAAAGCAGCTCGATCGTATTGTGCAGACCGTGGATGGCAGTTTGTTATTATGACAGAAAAAGACGGAATAGCAGGTAAATAAATGGCAATTACAAATTACGCTAAATTATTGCAAGAAGCGAAGAATCAAGCGCAAGGTAAAGTTCATCGCGGTACTACAGTATTTAATGATATATTAGTAAAAGGTATTCGTGCAGGCGAGATGCCAGCTCGTTCAAAAACATCTCGAACCTGGTACAGAGACCAAGCAAAAAAAATCAGCAGAACAGGTTCAGGTAGTTCTGGAGTATCTGGTGCATCAATGATTGCAACTGGATTAAAAGAAAAAGACCGTGCAGTTAATTTTATTGAACCAGGAATGATGTACACATTTGCTTACGACCCTAAACATAAAGCTACACTTCCTTATTATGATAGATTCCCTTTGATTTTCCCAATAAATAAAACAAAGGGTGGATTTATGGGAATTAACTTTCACTATTTACCACCTATGATGCGTGCTCAGTTAATGGATGCATTATATGGTATTACGAACAATAAGAGATATGACGAGAGTACTAGATTAGGTTTGAGTTATGATTTATTAAATAGCGCTGCTAAGTTTAGATTTTTTAAACCAGCATTAAAGCAATATTTAAATAAACAAATGAAATCTCGTTTTATTTACATCAATCCTACAGAATGGGATGTTGCATTGTTCTTACCATTAGCACAATTTGAGAAAGCATCTAAACAGAAAGTTTACGCAGACAGCCGAAAAATGGTAACAAGGTAATAATATATGTCATTTAGAATAAGCGATTTTAAAACAACCATGGATAGGTTTGGTGGTCCTGCACGACCTAATCTATTCGAAGTTTTAATTTCTAAAGCACCAGAACCAAGTTCAAACATGGATGCTAGAAGCATATCATTCTTTTGTAATCAAGTCAATTTTCCAGGAGTTCAAGTTGAGCAAGGACAGATGACTAATGTTGCACAATTACCAACATCATTTCCAATGCGAATGACTCCACAACCAATTACTTGTACGTTTTTATTAGATAGCGATCACAACGTACTTTCATTTTTTCACAATTGGTTGCAAAGAGTTATGAACTTCAGTACTAAAACTGGCACATTTGGTGCAATCGACGGTGAACAGCTTCCATACGAATTGGGTTATAAAGATGAATATGCTTGTCGTATGAATATAAGACATTATAGTACAGAATCTTTAGGCAAAGGCTCACAAGCTAAATATTATGAAACAACAATGGAAAACATTTATCCGTTTGCTATTAGTGATACTGCATTAGCATGGGATAGCAATGACCAGTTTGCTACAATTACTGTATCATTCGCATATGACCAAATATATTATTCCGGTGATAAAGTAGGAACACAAATACAAAGAAAAAGTGGTGGATTACTTGATACACTTTCAGACATTGCAAGTTTTATTGATGTAACGAAACAAACAATAGGACAAGGCAAAATAACAAGCATTCAGGATGCTGTTAACAGATTACAACGAGTTAGAGGTTCATACGATAATCTTTCAGATTTTTTTGATGGACCTACTAATGCACAAAGAAATAAAACAATAGATGAAGCTGGCAAAAGAATGTCTCAAAGAGTTAATGCAGATTTACAGCAAAAAATTGATGCTAAATTATCTGCACAGATACAAGACAAATTAGACAACTTACCAGGCAACTAAATATATTATATGATAGGAGATTTATAGAATGTCATTACCAAAAATTGATTTACCAATTGGGGAATTAACACTTCCATCAACAGGTGAAAAAGTACAATATCGACCATTTAGTGTAAAAGAAGAAAAGATTCTTTTAGTAGGTCAACAAAGCGGAGAAGCAGAATTAGAGTTATTATCTGCAAAACAAGTTATAGGTAATTGTTTACTTGATAAAAATGTTGATGAGCTTGCAATGTTCGATTTAGAGTACGTGTTACTCTACCTAAGAGCAAGAAGTGTTAACAACATTATTGCGTTTACAATTACAGACGAAGATACAAACGAAGATGTTGAATTACAGTTCGACATTGATAATATAGTATTAGAAACTCAAGAAGGTCATACAAAAGAAGTTGTAATTAATGATGAATTTAGGTTATTTTTAAGATATCCAACTATTAAAGAATTTCATCAATTAGTTACTGCAGATAAAGATGACCCATTGCTTGACTATATTATGTTAGTATCTTGTTTAGATTATATTGCATCTGAAGATGAAGTACATTATTTTAAAGAATATAATGAAGAACAAATTACTGAATTTATGGATAGTTTATCTGGTGACATGATAAAGAAAATCACTGGATTTTTTGAAACTATGCCTAAATTAAAACAAGAAATGAAATACACTAATAGTAATGGAGATGAGAAAACATTTGTTGTGGAGGGAATGCGAAGTTTTTTTACCTAGCGCTGAG